CATCAGTTTGTTTACCGATATAAAGGATATCATTATGTCCATCATATGCTAATTCAGCATTAGATAAACTACCTGGTGCTCCACCACTGCCGTATGAATTTCTTTTAATTTGTAAAACATTTGCCATATTAACCTCTCCTTATGGTGTATATGTACCACCGTCTATTATTTCATCTTGTAAAAGAACATCTGCGTCTTTTACACTTATTGTTGTTTGTCCACCAGATTCAGAAGTTTGTATTCCTGTTCCTGCTACTATATCTGAACTAAAGTTATCTGCTTGTGTTATCGTAACATCAGCAGTTCCATTATCTACTTTTAACTTATTGTCATCATAAAAAACAATTTTCTTATATACATCTTTAATTTTATTTGGTCCTGTTAAACTTCCACCCATTATGTTGTCACTCCTATATCATCATAAGTTGGTTCATTTACACTTGCTACATCACTATAAGTAGGATTCGATACTGCACTTACATTGTTAAAAGTGTACACACTTCTTGTAACATCAGTATAAATACTACTGCTTGGATCACTTATATTACTAAGTGTCACGTCAGCTGGTAGTGATAAGTCTATATAATTACCATCTGTGTTATCATTAAAATGTTGTTCAAGATCATCAAATGATACATTAATATCACTAAATGATGCTAAACCAAAGTTTCCTTTCTTCCAAGAATTAGCCATTATTTTCCTACTTTTCTCATAGCTTGTTTATGTGATGCTGTAAATGTAGCACCTTTCATCATAGCTTTAACCATAACGTCTATATGATTTTTTGTATGATGCTTTGCATGTCTTTTCATGGTAGTCTGTTGTCTTTTTGTTAGACCAGATATATCTATATTTTTTATTTTCATCCTTGACCTCTGTATCTCTTTTTATAATTAGGACTCATCTTATTGCTATACTTTGTATTATGACTTCTCCCTTGTCTTGTTTTCTTTTTGCCATTTGTATGTCTGGCCACCTGTGGTCTTAATCCTCTCATGCGAATGTTTTTACATTAGTAGGTTTACCACCAACACCTTGTTTTTTAGCACGCTTTCTTTTTACTGCTGAAGCTCTTTGTGCCTTTGTCATTCTAGCAGCTTTAGCTGCAGGTACACACTTAGGATATTTTCTTTTACTTTTGCTAGCAGATGGACGACCACATTTTTTAAAACCTCCCCCTTTCTTAGGGGCACCTATATCTACCCATTCTTGAGCAAACCATTTTGTTAGTCCTCCACCTTTAGCCATTACTTACCTTTTCTATATCTTCCGCCACGTTTTTTATATTCACGAACTAACCAAGCATTAGCATAAGCAGAAGGATAAACCTTAAACTTTCTTTTTGCTGCTGATTTTACTCTTGAATACAACGCTTTATTTGTTGGTATATTCTTAGCCATATTATTTCTTAGCCTTTCTTTTTTTAGCTGCTAATATTTTTTTCTGTAAAGCAGGTGGTAATGTTTTTTGTTTAGCTGTTAAACCACCAGGTGCACCAGAAGCTTTAGTTTTTCTTTTTTTCTTTTTCATAGTTTTCTTTTTCTTTGCTGGTCTTCCTTTTTTACTACCGTATGTTCCTGTTCCGTATGGCATCTTATCCTCCTAGCACTTCCATCTTCTACGTGCTTGTCTTAGTCTTGAATTTGGATTTCTTGCTGCCTTTGGAAACTTTTTCATTTGTCCTAAAGATCTAGCACAAAATGATTTACGTCTCTTTGCAGCCTTACTTCCCTTTTTTACTTTACCCGTAACTGCTGTCTTTAACTTACTACCAGGGTTTAATCTTCTATAAGCTTTTACCCCAGCTTTAGTCATACCAGCACCTTTTTTAGTTGCTCTAAAATTTTTTTTATTTCTTGCTGGCATCTTTGAACGTTTACGTGGCATTACTTCTCCTAATAATTACTTTGTTTTACACTTCTCATGCCAGATACTCTACCTCTATTAGCAAATGTTTTACCTTCTTTAATACCTTTTTCAAACTTTTGATTAAAGTATGGTGCCATTTGTATCATATCTGGTTTAGTTTCATACCCAAGTGATATAGCTTTATCCACTAAATATTGATGAAACTGACCTGGTAATTCACTCTGATCACCCATACCACCAGTATCATCTTCTAGTGTTTTAAAATGGTCTGCTTTTTTATGATAAAATAATGTTATTTGAAAAGCTGCATCAACAGATGTAAATCTATTTTTCTCACTTCTTAATGGATCATATAATGCAATACCTATTGAATCACGTTCAAACCAATAAACATACTGTTTTGTTGTTCTTGTATATACTCTACTATAATTTGGCATTATGTTATATCCCTATATTCTGGTCTACCTATCAATCTTTTAATTTCTTTTACATTGCCATCAGCATCTTGTAAATCTACTGATTTAACTTCTAATATTGAATCTTTCAATCCATAAAATCTTTGATCAGCAACTGTATTAAACTGGGTAGCTTCATCTAATATTAATGTTCTTTGACAGAACTCATCTGAAGCTTGATTTAATAAATGTATAATTTCATTAGTACCAAGTTCTGGATGATGTTTTTTTATTTGATCAACCATCTGCTGAAGTTTCATCTTGTACTCCTTGTGGTATTTGTGGTAAATATTGTTGTATAAATGTAATTAAATCTTGTGTTACTTTTACATACTGACTTTCATACCATTGATATTGTTGAGTATCAGCTTGTAAATCTACTTGATAATTTTGTAAATATGTTGATATTTGTTGCATCATAACTGTTGCTAGCTCTGCATCTTCATCTGCTATAAAGTCCATAGATATATCAAAATACTTATCATAATCTCTTTTATCTGCATCAGTACCAATAGCTCCTGCTGCCATATCTGCTGTTAATTCTGTACCAGATGCAACATTAGGTTTACGTATTTGGTTCATAATATATCTTAATAATTCTCTAGAAGTATATAATATTACACCTCTTTCTAATTCATCTGGAAAATTACTAATAGATGTATCACCTAAAGCAACAGACGTATCTGGAGTTATATGTTTTACTAAAGCACTTTGCCCGCTTGCAGGCGTAGGTATTACATTTAATGTATCATTTTCTATATAATATTTAGGGTCTAACTTACTTGTATAGTAAATACTATTAACATCTGTATAATCTCCAACATCTTCTGGTCGTATTTCAATAGCTTTTCTATTACGTGAGCCATCATTTCTAGTAACACTTACAATCTCTAATACTGATGCAGTGCTCATAGTTGTAGGAGAATTGTTTAATGTTGTAGAACTTGTCATTCTATTAGCTATATCTGGTATAGACATTAAACTTTTTGTTACAAATTTTACACCCTCTACTAAATATAATGTAGCTTGTGCTGTGTAATCAGGAATATCTATATCGCCAACTATGGCTTCTATCTCTGTTTTAAAACTCATTATTTAACCCCTAACTTTTTCATAACATTTGATAATTTTCTACCATCCAGCATTATATCTTCTCCTGCTGCCATTTTTTTAGCTCTTCTCATTTTTCTTGCTTTTAATCCTGCCTGTACCTTTTTGTGTTGTGCAAGTTTTTGTACAGCTTTAGCACCCTTATAAACCTTTCCTCCTGGTAAGGTTAGTGTGGCTACAGTTAATCCAGCTTTACCTAATTTATACGTTATATCTAAAGCTTTTTTAAAATTTCTTCTTGTTCTATTACCAATCATATTTCTCCTAATGTGGGGGAGTATATTTCAACTCCCCCATATGTATTAACTAAACTGTAACACTGTGTGTGTTTCAGGAAGTTGAATTTCAAGACCTGCTTCTGTAAGAATCATGTCTTTTCTTCCATCAACGTCACGACTTTGAACATTAGTAATAATTTGAGTATCTCTTGATACACCATTACCAACTAATGGTCTGTAAGCTACATTGTTTAGATCAATCATAATTGCTGTATTTTCATACGGCCCTCTAAATAGAGGTTCCATTACAAGGTTTAAATTACCATATAATGTTGATATTCTAGTTACTAAGTGACCAAATTCACCTTGTACATTTTGAATATCCATACCACTACCAACCTGTGAGTTCAACGCCATAGTATTACCTAGGAATGAAGAACCACCAAGTTTGTTGAAGTATGACATAACTTTTCTAGATGCTAGAACAAGTTTCTCTCCACTGTTTCCAGATTCTGGTGAGAATACATCTTCCATTGCATCAATAAAAGTATCGTATGAAGCTGCACTATAACTAAATGTTTTGACTTTACCAAAACGTTCAGTGTAAGGTACAATACCATGTGTTCTACGAACTGGACCAGTTGCTGTTGAGTCATCTGTTCCAATACCGAATAACATAGCGTGCTCAAGATCCATCTTATGTTCCATAAGTTTTTCTTGATATACTCTCATGTATTCGTTATTAACTCCACGATATCTTGTTGCTAGAGCTGTACCAGAGAATAGAGGTACTGAGGTCTTAAAGATCTGACAGTATCCTTCTCTGTTGTAGAACTCATCGTGCCAAGATTCTGGGTCTTCAGAACCTTCAGCAAAAGCTGAACCAATTACTTGACCGTCTCCATCTGCTCTAAAAATAAGTTTAGAAGCTGAAGCTGGTGTAATAGTTCCAGCGTTAGTTGCTGTAGCTCCATTAGAACCACTTGGTTTGTATGCTACATAAATAAACTCTAAAGTTAATCTTGCAGCTGCTGCATCTGAAGCTAAGTCAGGTGCTGCTGTGATTTTATAATATGCTATTGCAGCAGTTTCACTGCCAACTCCAGCATCATTACCGTTAGCATCGTATTCACATTCGATTGCTACGATTTGATTTTCCAACAAGAAGTTCGGCTGAACTGCTGTTGAAACCTCTCTACCAAATTTGTCATATAAAACATCTACGTCAAATCCAGCACCTGCAGCAAAATTCCAGTTAGCATCAGAACCTGAATGTGCTGATGATGTCTTTGCTACTTGTACTTGGAAGTTACGTCTTTGATATTGATGTCTTTGCTCTAAGAATTTAAATACAGGGTCGTCTGTAGGCACCTTAGATACGTTTGCCAAATATGTGAAGAAAGGCGATTGTTGAGGAGCTAACTCAGCTACTCTCTCACCAAAGTTGAAGATTCGTCTATCAACATTGATGGAAGTACCCTGAATTGCTTCTCCTGGTGTCATGCTATATACATTTGCCATCTTAATCTCTCCTTAAATTAATTACCAAATGGATTCTTTTTCTTGTAATTACCAATCATTGAATCCATCATTTGATCTTCCACACTTTTTGATGACTGCACATTAGCACCTGGTTGCACACCTATTGGCGTAGGTATTGCTAGTTTCTGCTGTCTTTGTTGCATAAGAGCTTGTTTCTGTTGAGCTTCAGGAGTTATTTGCTGTATTTCAGGCACTTTTCCCTGTTCAACATTACTCATCTTATGTAATCTAACAAGATTATCTAAAGACAAAGAATCTGGTTTACTCATCTTATCAATGAAATCATTAGCTTGTTGAGGTGTATAATTATACTTAGACTGTAAATCTGAAATTACTTTCTGATTACGTTGAAACTGAGCTTGTTCAGCTTGTTGTCTTTGTATATCCATAGTACGTCTTTCGTCTACTTTATCCATATAATTAGCTAAGTTGTCCATATACTGTTCCTGTTTAGATAGGTATTTACCTGAATCGCTATCAGGATCAGCCAGTGCTTCAGAGTGATCATATCCAGCAGGCTTACGAGGTTTAACAGGTCTTTCTAATGAAGGTGTCTCCTCTTTAGGCTGTTCTGCAGGTGTAGATGTTTGAGCTTTCATTAGCTCTGTAACTTGTGATTTCAATAAATCTACTTCAGCTGCACGTTTATCTGCTTGACTTTGCCAATATTGATATTGACTATCGTCACTCTTTGGATCATTTGTTTCTTGAACTTCAGAAGGTTGACTTTCTTCGACTATCTCTGGTTTCTCAGCATTAGCAACAAATTGCTCTGTCTGAGGTTGTCCAAAAACTTCTGCAAAAATATCTTCTTGAGAGGTAGGTTCAGTTGCAGTCTGACTTTCTACCTGTTGCTCATCCACATTGTCCATCTTTTTTTCTTCGTTTTGCATATTTATCTCCTTTTCTAACTCTCTGTCTCCTGTTCACTCAACAACGGAGTTATGTCAAACATATTCTCTTCTTCAAGTTGTTGCTCTACTTCAGGTGTAACAGAGTTCATCAGATTTGATTTTGCATCATTAAGCCTAGCTTTATATAAGCTAGCCGCCATATCAGCCCTATTAGATATCTTATCTAAATCTGAGCTAAATTTTTCGACTTCTAAACGTTTCTTAGCATGTACTTCTTCACGTGTAGCAGTCTGTAAGTCTCCTTTGACTTTCTTTAATTCTTCTTGCAACCCTTGTAATTCTGCCATCATTTGTTGCATTTGTCCAGAACGTTGCATAACTCCCTCTATATCTACAAGTTCTGTTTTCTTTAATACTTCGGTTTGATCTATAAGTCCCATTTGATACATTTGCATATATGTATTTAGTAGTGCCATTCTATTTGATGGTAAAGTAGAACCAGATACAACAACTAAATCATATCTACCTACACCTATATCATGGTATTTGATTACACTTCCATCTCCCATTTCTTTATAAAAATTAATTTGTTCTTCTTTTTCTAAACCATTTGGTTGTACTAATCTAATAACTTTTTCTTCTGTATATAACTGCTGTATTAACGGTATTGCCACTCTACCAACTTGATTTAAAAAGTTTTCTATATCATCTCTTCTAGATTTAATTCTACGCTGGCCAAACTCGTCTACAACTAATGTACCTCTATAAGTAGATGGTGCACTTCTACCACTACCCTGCATCATCTCAAAAATACCAAAACCATACTCTAAATCATATTTAGCATCGGCTTCATTTTTATACAGTTCGTTCGGTAGTGGGACTGGGCCAGCAACAATCGGTGCACCCAATTCAGCATCAAATTCAATTACACTTGTACCTGCTTTACTCCATTCTTGTTCTATTTGATTTAAATCAGCAGAACCTCTAGGTATTAAAAGTTTTACATTAGTACTTGTACTTGCATGTGCTATAATTAATGAACGTATTTTGTTTATATATTCTTGTAAAGGTCTATATAATCTTACATCAGATTCTGGATATGGATTTCTGTGATGAACATTCATCAATGGTATAATAGGATAATCTTCTGTTGGCAACATTCTTTTATATAATAAATGATCTCCAACTGTTACAACCATTTCTATACAAGGTTTTGTTATTTCATTAGAAGTTATTTCTCCCAATCCTATCAATTCCTCTGGTGATACAGGTATTAATGTAATAGTACTACCAGGTATAGCTTCTGGTGTTTCAATTCCATTAACTCTTACAGGTTCTGCTTGAACCATATTACCCATTTCATCTACTTGAGGTTCTGGCAATTCATAATGAAATGTACCTCCAGTGTCCATTAACACTCTAGTTAAATCAGAAACAGCCTCATCTTCAAAGACTACTACCTCTTCACCAGTAATTTTTCTTATCTTTATATATACTTTACTAATATATTCTACAAATTCTGAATCATCCATTAAAAATTCTCTTTGAGAAAATGGTTCAAAAATATTATAATATGGCATCATAATTCTAGAATAACGTTCTGTATACTTTCTTTTTGTGTGCATTTGAGTATCATCGTCACCAAAAAACATTTGTCCTTCAGTTGCAGCTAAATTTGTTACAGGATAATCATCTTCATTATCTGGTTCTGGATTTGCTTGTTCTATAATATCCATATAATCTGGATATACTAACTCTGCATATTCATCTGTCATATACTTACATACTAAAATATGTGCAGCATCTCTCGCATAAATATCTTTTGAGTTAGGATCTATAAAAACATCTAAAGGATTTATAGATTTAATACATACTTCGCCTTTACCTAAATCTGCTTGAGGGTCTTGAAATACTTGCATAACTCCCATACCGCCAACATAGTAATCATCTATAATCTTTTTTAACTCTTCATCTCCAGATGATGATTGCCATATATATTGAAATAAATCAGAAAATACTCTAGCTGTCTTTCTATCAGAATCTTCACGTGCAGTTGCTCTAAACTGAGGTGAATTATATGTAAGCAAAGATTTTGCTGTTTCTACGATAGGATGAATACGATTGACTACGATTGGAGCCTGTCCACGTGATTCTAATACTTCTTGTTCTTCGTTAGTCCATTGAGCACCAGCTCTAAATTCTATAGACTCTTGAAACTTTTGAGCCCAAAGTTCTCTTGAACTCTTATATTCTGTAAATAATTCTCTTGTTAACTCTACTTCCTCAGGAATGGTATATGCACTAATTCTACCTTCATCAAAACCAAAAACAGTTTTATTGTCTGCTTTGTTTTGTTTTCTTGTTGCTGCTTTCTTTTTTTGAATCGTCCTTGGCACGCTTTACCTCTATATATCCCTTCGGTATCTCAATGTTTAATTTTGAAAGAATGTCTTCCATATTTAACGTATATTTATCTTTATCGTAGTCCATAAAGTTTTATCCGTAATTTATTATTAAATTAAAGGTTTGTCAAGCACTTTCTATATTAATTTCCAATTTTTTCTTTGAGGCATAAAATAATTGTCTTCCTCGTAAACAAACTCTGCTTCATGAACAGGTTTATAACAATTTTTATTAGCATAGTAAAAACCGTCTAACAAGTCATCATGTTTACCTCTAGGATACAAAGTAAGTTCATCTACTAGTGCTTGCATATTTTTTTGTATAAATACTTTATTATTAGCAAATATAGGCTGCAAACTCTCCAATCTATAAGATTTTCTAGTTCTAGGATTTTCTTTTATTTCTAATCCTGGTATAAATAAACCCTCTTCTTCTGCACGTTCTTTAATATATTGACGTAACATTTCCTGATATCCTACAGATTCTATTCTAGTTTTAGAACTTTTATAGTTTTTGAAGTTTTGTATAATAGCATCTGCTAAATCTAAAGGTGTTGCTCTCTTTCTATAATATGGTAATATCCAGCGATTATTATCGGAATCAATAGCAATATTAAATATAACACTATAGTCTGCTCCTTTTTTAGTACTAGATGCGGGATCGACTCCAGTAAACACGTTTACAGGTCTAATCTCTTCCACTTCCTCACCATTTATGTTCGTCAGTACGAGATTCGACAATCCCTGTTGATCTCTTTCGATGAATCCATCATAGTAGTTAATATCTTCGGCACGAAATAAATTGTCTTCATCTCCTACAATTTGACACAAATATTCTCTATAAAATACCGACAATCTGTTAATACTATCTAATTCTTCTTTCTTTTCTACTAATTTTTTAATAGGCCATACTTCTGGCCACAAGGCTGTACCAGATTCTAAGTCAGGGCTAAACATTAAATTGCTCCAACCTTTCATGTCTTTCAGCGTTTCAACCATGCATCTTTCATGTTGAGGAGTACCAATAACACATATCCTCCCACGGAGTGGGTCCAGGGATGGAACACCAGATTGTAGAAGCCAACGTAAATTATACTCCATTGCCTCTGAAGTTTTTGTATTAACCTCGTCTTCTGGATCATCCAGTATAAGTAAAGTTGGTCTTTGATTCCCATGTTTGATTCCCCTAATTTGCTGTCCTGTACCTTTGCATATAATAATACTTCCATCTTTTAATTCTATCTCTGTATTAGTCCACTTCCTGGCTGAGTTCTGTCCCCAATATCCAAAAAAGTATCTAAACTCTTGAGAATAATCTAATACGTCTTTAATAGTACCTAATAACTTTGTAGCATGTGATTGCGTTCTAGATACTAAAACAATTACTTTTACTCCTTTATCCATCATCAAATGCCATAAAGGATATACACCAGCTACTATAGAAGACTTAGCATGCCCACGTGGTGCTATAATATTAATTTGTTTTTTTTCGCTTTTAAGTTCTTTCACTATATCATAATGAAACCCTGGCGAGTTTTCACTAAACATATTAGGCATAACCATCCTACCGAACAGAAGCATGTCCTGTTCCATTTCTAACAGTATCTTATCTTTTTTCATTAGTCTTTTATAATCAAGGTAAGTTTAAAGTCTTCTGCTACCTGTGTAAGCACAGCAAGAAACTCTATCATATTTATTTTATTACCTTCTAATTTAATTGTTTTCTTCATCTGACATTCTCGTTTGTGTTGCTTTTAACTTTTTAGTTTGTTTATCATATGTATCTGCTATCTGATGAGACATATCCATTTCTATAGACTCTGTTATTTGTTTATTCTTAGGCTTCATATCTAAAAACTCAGACAATTCTTTTGCAGCACGTATCATATTAGCTGGATCTTCTTTTACTTTAGCTACATCTACTGCATCTTTTATAACATCAAGTACATATCCCTCGTCAATCTCTCTATCTATTAATATTTCTTTTAGTTTATCGGCCATAATTCTCTTAACCTCTTTAGTTTTTAACAATTTCTTTACAGCCATCTGCGGATTTTTCTGATCTGGCCTGTAAATTGTACCAATTTTATGTAAATCAGGCTTTTTACCTGATATTTTGTAGGCTAGAAACGCATCTATTGCTAATTCTGCTCTATCTCTTACTGCTTCTAGCTCTGAATACGTCTTAGTAGACACATTACTGTAGTTTTTACTATGGTAATGGGGTTCAAACTCTAATTTACCAGTCTTCGATACCCATTGCCTACCATATGGAAACACCATTTCAATGCTTGTACCATAAATGTTACGCTGTAAACACTCAGCCACATAACCATCGTCACTAATTCCCCAATCGCCTGGAGTACACTTGTTCCAATGTTTATATTTCTTGCCAGTTTCCTTAAATTCTTCCAGAGGATAGATGTAATAGTCTTCCTCTTCAAAGTTATTTGCCTTCAGTCTTCTCTTTATCTTTATCATCTAAAGGATATTTTTTTTCTAAAAATTTTATAAAGTCTTCTTTATCGCCTTTCATGTCCATATATTCATCTAGGGCCTTATCGCCGTTGTAAACTTGCAATCTTAACTGCTCTAGCTGAACCATTAAGGCTCCAATCATTCCTGCTATTTCTTTTATAGTAGGTTTCTTTTTTTGTTTTGGTATCATATTTTACTTGACATCCTCATTTTTTAGTAGTATACTATAAGTAGCACTTAACACATGTGTAAGTATACTATAAGTATTACTAGTTCAACTCTCTTATAACATTAACATTCATTTCCATAGCTTCAGATACAAAATCAATCTCAGCCTGTGCATAATGCATACTCTTTACATGTATATGCTCTTCGTTACCAGGCTCAAAATCAAATTCAATCCACTCATCTGTTTTTTTATCTAATTTCTGGAGTTTTCCAGTCATTACCATTTCAAATAACATTCTTCTAGGTATTTTCATAATTTTTAATATACAACCCATTTTTCAAAAATGCAACTAGAATGTATGTACGTCTTATATATAGTAATAGCCCCAAGCCTTTGACTTGGCTTGACTTGGCTTTTAGTTGAGTTTAGTCAATTACTTTAACTAAAATGGAGGGTTAACTATGTTAATCATTAAGTATGTGAATTACGAATCACAAGGTAGTAGTGAGAAAACTACTAAGTTAGACAAAGGTTCTGTGCAAGCGGGAGACTTTGTGCAATTGAAAAAGAGTTTTGCAGAAGCAAACGATCAAGAGCAAGCAGAAGTATCTGCATTGTTAAAAGAAGGTTATGAACTAAGTCCTGTTCAGAGAGAGAGTATGAAAAAGCAGAATAGATATGCAGTTCGTAGCAAGGAAACTAACGAGGAAGCTTCTTGGAATGACGAGTAATAGATAGAGGGACTTTGTTCCCTCTTTCTTACTATTACTTAATACCCTACAATAGGGGCGAATGTGTTAAAACTTAAAACTTAGAGAGGAGTTGGTCGTGAGTAACTTAGAAACTTGTAGTAAGCCTGACCTAGTTCATCAGCTTACATTAGTCTTTACTTGTAACAATAGAAGTGTCTTAGATAGTAATGTTCAACAAGTATTAGATGAATCTACAAAAGAAGAACTAATAGCATACAGACGACTTGGCGTCGTTAAAAGTATGAGAAGAATAACCAAGATAGTAAAACAAAGAATTAAAGCAAGTGCTTAGCTAGTATTTGCTTTAATGTTCGTAAGCATGTGAATGTGTATTAACCCACATCATGCTGATTAGGTCTCGATAGAGTATGAGCATACTAAATAGTATGTGAATAGCTAGCAAAAGTTAGTACCATCGAACTCTGCAACAAAGTGATAGCGAGTAGGTTATCACCAATAAATGCATAGAATACAAGGTCAAAAAAGTCGAGCCTTGCTATGTCATATGATTAATACAATGAACAAGAGTGGAGACACTATCAAACTTGTTTGAGTATGCCTGATAAGGTATGAGTGTGTATTGGTGTGAGGTAAGATCCTCACCAGATAAATCAACAGAGTTGTGAGTATACTCAAATCTCACACGAACAAGCTAGTCTACTAAGGAAACTTAGTAGGCTAGTAGTTTTACTCAGATACCTACAATAAGGAGTATAAGATGAGGTATGTTTATGAGTAATTTAATAGCTCTAACTGTTATGATAGGACTAATAATAATATGTTTGTTCTTACTATGCATGTTAACAATAAAATGTTTTCATACATTAGTACATTATCATAGTTTGTTAGATACAGAGAGAGTAAAAGTGTGTGCGTTACAAGAAGATAACAAGCAAAAAGATCTTAAAATAGAAGAGTTGAAGCGACCACACACAACACGCAACGAGTACTTAACAAAGGAATTGTTCGATGATATCAAACAAAACAAATTTGAAAAAGTATAAGAAGCGTGCAGTTAGTAAAAACCAAATCCGTAAACTTGTCTATAAGCAGAAAGCAAAGGCCGATAGAGCCGCTGATAAGTTTATGGATTGGGTGGAAAGCTGGAGATAGTTTCGGTGGCTATATAGTGCGGTGAACATTTTGTAGTAACCGCACTAGCCTATAAGGAGGAAAGATGAAACCAAATATAGTAGATGTCTTTTACTCTCAAGATATGTTAGAAAGATATGAAGACCGTATCAGAATGAAAGATATATTCAATATGGATATAGATTTTACAATAGATGTAGATCAGATTGTTCGTGTTGAACAAATGTGGGAACGATATCATAACAATACTAACTGGTGTTATTTTGGGATACTTAAGACTGATGAAGAGTTAGTAGAAGATGGAATGTATGGTAGGCCGCCACATCCATATAAGATAGTGGGCCCAATGATGAAAATAGATATAGATCTGTTTAGAAAAGCATTGTATTATGAAAGAAACAATATACAATATGAGTTCTATCTTGAATGTGCAATAAAGTATATTCATGTTAGAATGAGGAGGTTGAATGGATGAAGTAATAAAACCAAGATCAAAAGCTATGACTAACAAAGAAAGAAACAATGTAAAAATACAGTTTCATAAAAAATATGGAGCTTGGTACTATTTTAATTACAAGAAATTTAGTGCAAGCTTATCATACAAGAAATGTTGGTTAGAGAGATTTGATAAACAGAGTAATAGAGATAAACAAGGATGGTGAATATGTATTATGATGTAGATAAAGACATAGTTTATTTTACTTGTCTTTCAATAGTAGAAATAATGTTCTTTTGTTTATGTATTGTCGTGTTATATGAGACAATCAAATATATTACAAGGATGGTGCGTAATGGAAAGAAATAATAAAGAAATAAAAAGACGATTCAGAGAACAAATGACTTGGGCTGGTGAGCAGCTAGTGTCGTGTAGAGATATAGAATCGTTTGAGTTAAGAGATGCAATAGTCAATAAAAGTACTAATTTTGCATCAGAAAGATTGGATGATGGTAAGGTAAAATACTTACATCAAGTACCAATAACTTTGCAAGAATGTTTAGATGCAAATCGTAACAATCTAGCAGAGACAATAGAAGAAGTTATAGATGCTTTAATATACATAATAGCTGAGGAGATTTTACAAACTGAGCTTAAATGTGACATAGCATCTAGATACTTAAAGAAAGCTAACGCATATCTATACTACGCTTTGTATTTCCTAATGGTAGCAGATATGCATGACAAAAAAGGAAAAGAAAATGAGTGAAGAAACTCAAGTCCAGATATCTGGCGTTCGTTACAAGGTTAATTCAACAGAGTGGGTAGTGGACACTTCAGACGCAGCACAAAATTTAGGCAGCGTACGTGATTTAGTAGAATACTTACAAACAGTTGATCCAGCTTCTTACAGCGGTATTGACACTGAGAATCCACAAGGTAGTATCAGAGTAAATATGCAAAGAGCAAACTTAAGAACATCGTTAACACCGATGCATCCATCTGCACCAGAAGGTGAAAGATGGGCGTTTGTTGCGTTCAATACTGAAAGAAAGAAAGGTGGAGACCTTAATTAATAATAACGAGGGGTGGTTTTGTTATAGGCTGCCCCTCACAACTTAGGAGAGTTTATGTGGATTATAGAAAGTTGGAATGATGTTGAGATAAATCTTGACAACATTTCACAAGAAATGATAGTAGGACCCTCTAATATGGTAGCACAAAGATTATCTCATATCAATGATAGATATCTTACAGCTAGATATATAGGAGGTAATAGGTCTATGGTAGAACCTATAAAGCCTCTTAGTTTTACAAGAACTTATAGGTGGTCACCAGGATACAAAGATACTATTAAGAAAGTTCTATGGGACAATTTGTATCAGTTTGGCAAGAAGACTGGTTCATTAGAAACAATGTTCAATAGAGAACGTAATGCTCAATACAATAGTAATCACTTCAAAGATAAATTACTTGAAGTAGATCAGCTATTGAAAGAGCTAAGAAGTAGAAAAGCTACAACAGATACTGATGTTGAAACAGCAAAAAGTATTGTTGAAACTATGTTAAGCAGAATGCAAGAAAAAATGGATGAATCAGAACTCATATTTGGATTAGATAAGAATATTGAACATGAGTTTGTATTCAAATATTATAGAAATGAAAGCATTGAAGATGAACCTACTGAAGAACAAATACAATTATTGAGATTCTTAACTGGTGAACTTGAGCTTAACTTGATGTATAAAAATGTAGAAATACCAATTGTAAATAGTCATTTGAATAAAAGATATGGTACATTGGATTACATGCATGATATATCTTTGACATTTAGTATGCCATTCTATGTCTTGTTTCAATCTTTATTTACAAAAGATTTTGATACATTGAATGGTAATGATATATATGGTGATAGATATAGATTGCAAAGAACTATTGACAGTCATTTACTTGGTTTAGGTTTATCTACAAACAGAAGTAGTTTTAGATATACTGACCATGCATTTTCTGGATGGGGTGGTTCAAAAGATCTTAATGGTCACAGAACATTTCCATATATTAGTGCATCTAGACATGCGTTAGATGATATAGATAGAATGCATCATGTATGTTATGGCAACATGGATCGTGATATAAGAGATTCATTTGTTAAACTTGATTTTGTAAGTTTAGCAGATAATCTATCTCATTGGATGAGTTATGATTTACATGATACAAATCCATTGAATCAAATAACATATTCATTCGTTACAATACCAGAAGATAAGTTTAGTGTTGATATTGTAGAAGATTATGGTCAATTCAATTTTGAATTTATGCATGAGAAATTGATTACTGATTATCTACCTAAAAATATAGAAGTATTTAAAGAACTTTCATATCATAGCGGAGATAGTTGGATGCCACGTGATTCTGATATCCGACATGCTATATGGTCTTATGGTAATATATCTAAGGAAGATGCTGATTTATACGGTGAACCAAATGCAGTCTTTGGATGGGATTTTATGAATAAAGGATATGTTCCAAACAGAATAGAAGTAACTAGAATATTACAACATATGCATGAACTAGGTATAATAGATAAAGATAAATTAGAACTTGAGGAAGGTACACTTCATTACAAGATTAATTTACCTTTACTTAATAGATACTTTGAGTTTTGGTATGCCATATTGTCAGCAGTTGATTTTGAGCTTGAAGAAGATAAATGTTTATCAAGAACTTATGGTCATAGTGTTGCAATAAAACGTATCATAGCTTATATAGAAGATGGTATGCCTAAGGTGGGTAAGAATGATGTTGAAGTATTAGAAAAAAAACTTCAAGAAAAGTTAGTAGATCCACATGCAGATGATTCAGATGAATCAGATACTGTATACGATGGAATAGAAACTGCACATTTAAGTGCAGAACAAATACAAATAAGAATGGATGAACAAATGATGGAGGACTTAACATGAGTAAATTCGTGATGAGCAATGATGATTGGAATACACTTCAACATTACGCACAATATGCATGGGATGAACATCAAGCAGAAATTGGTGGTTACATGTTAGTAAAATATGTAGATAATCAATTTGTGTTTAGTAATCCTTGCATACTAAAACAAGAGATCACTGGAGGTAATACTGATATTACTCAAGATGCACTTGCTGAATATTATATGAAGCAAGAAATAGAAAATGTATCAGAACCATATTGGTTGTGTTGGTGGCATAGTCATCATACAATGGGTGTGTTTTGGTCTGGTACAGATCATGAAGCAATAGAACAATCTAAGTGTAATGGTTATGCTTTTGCATTAGTAATTAACTTGAAAGAAGAACAAATCTTAAGAGTAAGTGATTGGAAAACTGGTATACATACTGACACAAAAGTAAAAATACAGAATGTTGAAACAAAAATACCAGATGTAATTAAGAAAGAAGTAGAAAAGTTATGTACTAAACCTAAGTTTGAAGTAAAGAAGTACAAAACTTCTACAATACGTCAAGGATATTATCCTTATCAACATAATTATGCTCAGATAGGTATGTGGGAAGACGAACAAGACTCTGAGAAAATACAACTTGAGGCTGATTTAGACAACATACTTCAAGACTATCTAACAGATGATGATTATGATAGTTGTAGAAAGAAAGTTGGTAATCTCAATAGAAAATTAGGAAGAGAGAAAAGTGAGTTACGAGTTGTTAACTTGAAGAAAGAAGACCTTGATATAGTAATTAATCTTGTATTAGCAGAAGATTACATATATGTTAAAGGTACAGAACATGACACTGACGGTATGGTAGCACAAGCTATTGCTGACAGTGCATTCGAAAGGAGTTTCAAATGAATGAAAGGTATTCAGGTATAGTTACAAACTTTGGTGAATACGCTTATCATTTTCTAGGTTGCGGTGCTATTGGTAGTGCCGCAGCTGTGACAATGGCTAAGATGGGTGCAACTACTGTGCATCTATATGATATGGACGTAGTAGAAAGTCCTAATATAGGTGTTTCAGTATACGATAATAATGACTTACGTAAAACTAAAGTCGAAGCATTGAGAGATAGATTGCTTGCAATTAATCCATCAATGAATGTATATGCACACCATGGTGAGTTTAAGAATATATCACCAGAACATAATAACATTGTAATCATGGGATTTGATTCTATGGCTGCAAGGTTAGATGCAGTAACTAATATATTGAAATTACAAAAACCAGATGTGTTGATAGACGGTAGAATGGGTGCAGAACATTATCAACAATACACATTTAAGAATCCTACATTAGCTCAGTATAAGAAGACTTGGTATTCTGATGCTGAAGGTGATGATGATCCTTGTAATGCTAGAGCTACAAGTTATTGTAGTAATATGTCTGGTAGTTTTATATGCAATAGCGTAAAACAGATATTGAAAGAAGAACCTTATTGTAAAGATTTTACTTTTAATTTTCCAACTATGTCGCTAGATTCTACTGGATTATATACGTAAACAAACTGGTGTGGCGGCTATATACCTCTCTCTCAGATCCACTATCTCATGGGTCGCCACATCTATAAATGAAAGGAAAGTTATGTCAAACAAAAAAGACACAACATGGTCAATAGAACATGAAGGTAAGTTAAATCCTAATAATATCATCTTCACTAATAAATATAAAGAACTATACAAAAAACTTAAAAAAGTTGATGATACAATAGTACAAGTAAACAATAATGATCCAGGACTATTAGTATGTACAGTATGTAATACAGGTTCAAATCCAGCAGGACATGCTGACAAATGCGATGATATATGGATTGCATACTGTAATGGTTGTAGTGATTATGGTGAGTTTGTTTACGAAAAAGACTTGTAAAATTCAATACTTAGGAGTATATTAGTAGGCTCAATAGAGCATAATAATAATAAGAAAAAGAAAGGTAATTGAATATGAAGTTCAAAGGTAAAAACTATACTGAAGTTAAAGATCGTATAGATGCATTTCTATCTGAATATCCTGAAGCAACAATAGATAATATGTTAGTATCCGTTAATAGTATAACTGATACACCTACAGGTGAAAGATGTAATGAATATATGGTTAGATCAACAGTATATCCTGACAAAGAAAACAAACCAGAACAATACTATGTTGGACATGCAGCTGAGCGTGACAACACAGGGTTTGTTAACAAAACATCAGCACTAGAAAATTGTGAAACATCTGCAGCAGGAAGAGCATTAGCTTTTGCTGGATATGGAGGTGGTTATGCAATAGCTTCTAAAGAAGAAGTAGAAAATGCAAAAACTGCACAAAAGAAATCACATGTAACAATCAAGATGCTTGAAGAGTTAGATGCTAATTTCAAAAAAGCTACACCATTCTTAGATGAAGCAATGATCAAAAGATACAATGAACAGCGTACTGCTGGACATTTTGATACTAAGCTTAGAGTTAACGCTACAATGCAATACTTTAATCAAACGATTAAGGAGGGCAAAGATGTCAAAGAAGACAAAAAGGATGCCTAGTGAGCATAGAATAACTGGCTTAGAAGAAGGTGAGGTTCAAACTATAACTAACGATTTTGGTGATTTTGTATTAATAAGATTACCATTAAACAATAGTGAGTATGGATACAAACTCATTGACACAACAAGAGCTGTAGTAGCATTGCAAACACATTGTGAATCTCATAATGAAATGATGCGAGATGCTATTACAGATAAGACTAACGATTACATGGAGGATAGTAAGTAATGGCAATTACAGGTACTAAATACAAAAACAGTAGTAAAAACATTCGTAATTATTTTGTGAATGATACTACAATAACTGATGTTCAAGTAATGGATTCTCAATACACAGACATGAGTTTAAAGTTACAATTAACAGATGATAACAATGGATATACATACACTTGTTTCGTAAATCAAAATTTTGAGAAAGATACAAGCGGTGTAGTAACTGGTATGGCTTATCCAGATGATTTGAATACGTTGTTTGTAGCAGCAAAATGTGATCTAAACGTAAGTGATGCTGGTATTCTAGATACTAAATCATTAGAATCTTTAATGGATAAAAAGATATCTTGCATTAGTTACAAATCAACGGGTAAATACAAACGTAATACTTGGGGAGTTGTATCTAGTCCAGATAATAAAGAACAATTAGAATCTAGATTCAATCAACAGATTGCAAAAGGTTATCCTAAAGACTATGATAAGTCTACATCCGAAACTGAAGTAACAGTTGAAACAGCTAAAGAAACTTTTCAAGCTGAGGAAGTACCCTTTTAATGACAGCTGAAGAAATAGTAATTGCATGGATAAAAAGCATCAGAAATAAAAGTGATGTATTTTATAGTTACGATTTGGAAGGTGCACTACCATTGTATGGTAGGTTAGCACACCAAAAACTACACACTGCAAGTACTTATGCTAGAGCATTTAGAAAGATACGTGAAAGTAATACTTTAAAAGCACATGGCATAACATTAGAAGAGGTTGAACACAAAAGTGGGAAAGTAAAAGGATGGAAAATAGGATAATAGAGGTAGTACAAGGTGAAATAAGAAATAGAAATAATCTTATGTCTATTGATGAATACCTTGAACTAGAACGTAAAAATGCTTTTGATAAAGAGATGTATAGATCTTATTACATGTTTGATAAAACGTATAGAGATCATGTAATTCTTAACAAAAGTGTTAAAGGGTACAACGGTTTAGTGTATCCAGATAGATTAATAATAGATGTTGATAAAGGAGAAGTTGATGGAGAAAGTTTACAAAACTATCTCAGACATGTTTGTAATGAGTTGTTTGATTTTGGTGTTAATAGCAACCACGTTAATATCTGGTTTAGTGGTAGTGGTTATCACATTAACCTACTTAACGTATTTGGTTTTCAACCAAACAAAAACTTGCATGTCAAAGTTAAAGCTACTCTAAGTGAACACTTTAGTTTTGGTGATAACATATATGATAAGACTAGAATTATAAGATCAAACTGGTCTTTGAATACTAAAACTAACTTATATAAAGTTTGGATTCCATTAGAAGATATTTGGACAATGGGATACGATGATGTATGTAAGATTGCTAAGTCTAAGAAAGCATACAATATGTATGTAAAAACTAAACCTAACTTTTATGCTACATTAAATAGTTATGACGTAGTAATAGAACCGTATTTACAAAGTTCTATTATAGCAAGTCCTAATAGTAATGCAAGCATAACACCTGTTCGTACTGGTGATACTAATTCAGTGGTTACTTGTGTACAACATATCTTTAATGAAGGACCTTCGCAAGGTTCACGTAATAAAAACATGATGCGTATGGTAAGCTCTTGGAAAAGAGCTGGAATACCATTCATAGTAACATTAAATGGTATGATGAAATGGTCGCAAGGAGAACTAGAATCACATGAAATAGAACGTACAGTAATGAATGTATACGACAATCAATATATATATGGTTGTGATGATGCAATACTTATGGAGTATTGTGATCCAAAATGTATACACTTCAAACGTAAAGACTATGTATTAGATATTCGTGATGTTGATTCATTAGAAAATACATTCAAGGAGTATATACAAAAAGACTTTACTAAACGCAGCATAAACATTAAAGATGTATTCCCTGGTGGTCCAGACTATATGTTTAAACCAGGTGAATTAGTTGTTTTTAGTGGTGATACTGGTATGGGTAAGACAGCCTTTGTTCAAAACTTAGTAACAAAAGCAAAGAAGGACACTTTATTTCTATCGTTAGAAATGAATGAAATACTAATATGGAGAAGATTTGTACAGATTGCATTTAACAAGACAAGTGATTGGGTAATGGAACAGTACAAAATAAATCCAGAATTTTCAGTTAAAGACTTATTGAGTCATCTGAATATTATGGTGATAGCTCCAGAGATTGAAGCTGTTAAGAAAGTTGTAGCACAATACGAACCTAATATATTGGTAGTTGACACTACTGATGAGATGCAAGTAGATAGATTCGATGGTGAAATACAAAAACAAAATGTTGTTATAGATGCACTGAAACAAATTGCACAACGTAACAATACTTTGATATTTGCAATACATCATTTGAATAAAGCTAGTGCATCACAAGGTACAGTTGGATTACACTCTCTTAAAGGTTCTTCTAATGTAGTTCAGAAAGCTGATAAAGTTATTGTTTTAAAAGGTAATCGTAACGAAATTTATAGAACTATTATGTCAGAGAAATCTAGAGATGATGGTAAATTAGAATTTGTTACAGAGTTTGAACCTGAAACAATGACATTTAAACGAATAGAAATATAAGGAGAATAAGATGATTAGAATCATTAGATCAAAATCCGATACTGGTAATTATACTACAAAGATAAGATTCTTTAGTGTATTTGATATTGGTTTTTACACAACTGACAACCTAGGCAAACACAAAGGTATGCTATTTGGTATAGGTAATAAACAATTACATATAACTTATAGAAACTGGAACACTGGAATAGAAGGTGTTGTAAGTGACGCATAGGAATAAAGTACGTGGCAACAATCTTGAAAGAGAAGTTGTCAATGCAGCTAAAGATGCTGGGCTCTCTGCAAAGAGGGCCTATGCCTCTGATGGTAGATCACTAGGTAAATCAGAAGTTGTTGATGTAATAGTAGAAGATTATTGCATTCAAGCTAAACGTAGAAAACGTATAGCAGAGTGGCTTTATCCAGATAATCATGGCGATGATGTTGATATTGTTGTTACACGTATGGATAGAAAAGAAGCGTTAGTTGTAATACCACTAACTGAATGGTTAAGATTAATTAAAATAGAAAGGGACAATCATGATGATTGAAATGAATAAAGATGAAGCTACTATGATAATTAAGTTAGCTCAGAAAATTATAACAGCTCTTGAAGAAGAGTTAAAAAATAAGCATAACAAACAAATAAGAGAATCAGAAGATAGCGTAGATAGTACAGAAGGTTATGTTAATGGGAGTGGCAGCTATGAGTAATAATATAACAACTATGCATGTAGATACAGAATTAGTTTTGTTATTCTATAATCCAGCTGAAGTACTGTTAGTAAAAGCAGCTTTAGTTAATTATAAAAAAGCACCATTTGTATCTAAACAAGAGATGATCATATTAGAAGAATTGCTTGATCGTGTAAACGATCTGTAATCACATATACTCCTATGGATAATGAGGTGGTTTTAGATTGTTCCACCTCGTTATTACAGATTTGGCCTGTAAAATACAGCTTAAAAGGAGTTGGGCAGGTATTAAACCCTGTATTACCTTTGTAAGCAAATACAAATTGGTTGGCAAACTATATTAGTATATTAACGACAGGCCAAAAACTTTAGGTTAAAGTAAAAATAATAGCCACCGAAAAAAAAGAAAAGCTTAATCTTCGTCGAAGATAGAGAAGTCTGGATCTATTGGTTCATCTCTTTTAGCTTTTTCTTTCTGCTCTTGTCTCATCTCATGAACAGCATGTAATGGTAATCCAGTCATAAAGTCTACAGCCATAGCTGGACTATTGTATGTCCTAAGTCCATCTCTTACAAGTCTACCAAATGGAAAATAACTATACAAAGTATAATCTTTAAACTGATCAAAGTCTTGATTAAGTATAGCAGTTACAGGTTGCATTACAAATCTACCAATAGGTGGTGTTACAACTTGCAATGGTGCTAATACTGGATGTGGATAAGAACTAAAGAATGCTCTATCTCTTGCTTTCTTATCACCAAATAATAATGCAGCAGTATCTTGCAACCAATTCATAGGAGGAGATAAAGCATATTCAAAGATAGTAGAAACAAATATATTAGCAAGAGCTAATGACATTAAATCAAAAGTAAATTGTCGTTGAGCTTTCTTACTTGCTAATACTTCTGTATTCCATTCTGCTTGTCTAGCTTCTTTAAACAATCTCATACGTCTACCAATACTATTCCATGCATATGGCTGAAATCTAGTCAATACACGACCTAATGATGTATTAGCAAAGTTAGGTCTAAATGTAGCTTGATACATAAACTGAGATGCTTCAACACCTTTTAATGCATAGTTAATAAGTACTGGACTATCAAAAGGTATCTGATCTTTAATAGGTTCTAATACACTATCTCTCATGTTAATGTAGTTAGCTAAGAATGCAGTACCACGTAGTTTACGTTCTGACCATTTCATAGGCAGAGCACCAAACTCTACAATAGGTACTTCTACTTTTAAATCTCTAGCTACTTCTCTTAATGTTTTACGTTGCAACTGCTCATATGTAGCTTTTGTTTGTATATCATTCTCTCTGGTACTCTTATTAACACGTTTAATAAATTCTTGCCAAAACCTTCTTACACCTTTTTTACCAAAGTTTCTATCTAGTGCTACCATGTCTAAGAACATTTGATCATATACACCTAATGATTCTAACCATGTATCTATATCAGCTCTAGATTCAAAACCTCTTTCTTGTTTTTTACCTGTAGACTCATTAAAGAACTCAAACTTAGCATTCATACCTTGCATCATACTTAGTAAGTAGTTATTACTATTTGCTTTTCTAAATGCACTCCAACCTGTATCAGCAATAGTATTTACAGTACCACCATACATATTTGTAATAGCAGTCTTAGGGTGTGATAGTAATGATAACAACTCAAACCTTCCTTCTAAGTCACTAATACCTCTTATACGATTCAATACAGCATTTCTTCTTTCTGCTTCACCGATAACTTTACCTTTTACATTCTTAACTTCAGGTAAACTACCAAATAATCTACCACCAAACAACTTGTTTATACCATCAAATAGTTTTACAGCAGACTCATCACTGGTTAAATGATACAATGAATTGTATTTACCAGTTACATTTACTTCTTGTGAAAGTTTTTTAGCTCTGGTCATACGCAAATTGTTTACTTCTTTAGTAGCCTGTTTAACATCATTTTGATTTTTAAATAGTATGTTTTGTTTTTCTGCACCACTAACTCTAATAGCAATATCAAAGTCTAACAACTTATCTTTTTCTGCTACACTCAATCTTAAACCCTTACGTGATAGTTTGTTGTCAATATATCTTTTGTAAAGTCCCTGATCTTTCTTCTCAATACCATGTATGTTTAATGCTCTATAGTTAGACATACCTAACATATTTGTAAAAGCATCTCTCATATATCTAGACCAGTTTTCAACAAAACCTTCTTTACCATTAACCTTGTCAAATCTTCTTAACAGCAACTCAGCTCTAAACCCAGCTAAATTTGTAAGATGTGCTTTTATTAGTTGTTGTTTATAACGTTTCATTACATCAATATTTTTACTATAGTAAGGCAAGAACTCTTGTCCTCTGTTTCTTAACATAGAAGCAGTATAGTCTCCAACATATCCTTTGTAATTACTTCTAGTAAATAGATCTCTTACTTGTGCTTCTGATTCATAACCACCATTACTAGCACTATTATCCATTTCTCTTCTAAATCTAGCCATTAAAGTATCTTTAAATATGTTAATAGCTTCAGACTTAGATAGCTCATTATATTCAACAGCCATACGTAAGTCTAATGGTAGTTGTTGAAAACCACCTGGTTGTTTGACTTCTTCAATTCTTTGTTTGATTTGTTTCTCTGCAAATGCTTGTATCTTTGGTATATTAGCTGCTATATCAAAATGTCCCATACGTGGCATATAACCTCTATATACATCTCCTACAATATGCTCTCTATAAGAAGCTTTGTCCATTTCTTTTTTAATAAACTTAGTTACAATACCTCTTTCTTTAATATTCAAAGGTTTATCTAGGTTAATTTCTGGAAAAGAAAATTCTAATCTATCTCTTATTTGCATGTGATACTTAATAAAAAAGTAATCATTAATACTAAAGAACTCACCAAATATTGTACGATCTGGTGCTGCTTGTAAGTCAAACTTCTTGAACATTAAGTTAACTAACTCTGGTCTTATTAATCCATGAACATCTAAAAACATACTTTCCATTTTATTCAATGCAATGTTTTTATTTTGCAATGCTGTTTGTTGTTCACTCATTGTCATATTTTCTATTTGATCTTTAGTGTATCCTTCAAAAGCAGTTAATGGTTGTTTAGATTTATACAAATTCATTTTTACTTTTTGTTGTTTGAAAAACTTTTCGATACTTTCCCAATTACTTTTTATGTAAGAGTTATTTATAGACTTTAAATCTTGTGCAAATCTTTGTGCTAATCTTTCACTGTAAGTTTGTGCATCTATCATGTCAGACTTACCACCATCTTTTGCTGGCCATGGAAATTTTAAACCAGTAAGTTTAGCAACAGTATCTGTAGAGTCTATAAATGCATCTTTAATTCTTTCTTTTGCAGTTGCACTAGTTTCATTAGAAGGATACTTACCCTGTTGATATTCGTTTATATTCCAAGCATGTTCTATTAACAGGTCTCTATGTTTTATAAGGTTAGCATTATCTATATTTAAGAAATTATAAAAACCATTATGCTGTGCTTCAATACCAGATGCCATTAGTTTTTGCAAGGTATCAAATTTATCTATAGTTTTTCTACCTAACTCTAATGTACTAGTAGGTAATATAATATTCATTGTTTTAGGTTTTTGTTGTCCGAACTTATCAATAACTGGTACTGCAGCTTTAATGTATTCTATCTCTTCAAATGTTTCTAACTTCTTACCTATAACTTTATAGTTTAACATCTGTTCCAACCAACCTGGTTTTTTAATTAATTTACCAGTAGTTTTATCTACAATACTTTTAGCACTAAATCTTTCTTCTAATGCATTATTTAACATTCTTAAATCTGATGTATTTAAAGTATCTAATCTTCTACCTACACCTTCTAATTTAAATGTAAGACCAATCCAAAACTCTTCAAACCTAGCTATAGTACTAGGAGTTTTTCTCATTATATCTCTTAGTCTATCTACTTCAACTTGTGCTTCATCAGTAAGTAGTTCATTTGGTTTTGCTTTTTTCTTTAACCAATCAAACTGTGGTAATATTTCATCTAACATTTCATTAGTTTTCTTTAACTGGTCTGCAGTTTCTGGAGTATCTTTAATAGGTTTTTTTACTGACTTTGTTTCTACTGGAACTTTATAAAAAGTACCATCGTCATCTACCTCTACATCATAATCCATTACTTCTTCTTCAACTCTTTTTTCTTTCTTCTTAAGCTTATTATCTTTTACTTCAAATTGATTATTTTTAACTCCTGTGTCATAATCAAAGTTAGGCTCTACATCAAAAGGTATTTCTTCTTCAAGATATTTCTTTAAGCTTATAGACTCTTCAGGTAATTTTAATTGTTCTGTAATGTTTTCTGTTATTTCTTTTAAATATTTAGATTGAGATTTAAAGAATTCTTCTCTATTACTATTTTTAATAGCTAAAGATCTGTAAGCATAATCTAATGTTGGCCTTAATTTTTTAAACGATTTACCTTTTTCTTTTAAATAATCATGTATACCAGAACTTTCTAAATCATTTAATAAATTATTCTCAGTTAAACGTTGTATTTCTTTTCTAATCTTAGCATCTACTTCAACAAAATCTTTTTCTTGGTGCTTTAATATATCTGTTTGTGCACTTCTAAAATCACGTGTCAATAACCAATAGTCAATTAAAGTTTCAATCTCATTAACTAAATCATCTCTATTCTTGTATTGATTTCTATACTTGTCTTTTAATCTAACTATAATACTATTAATTTCTTTAGGAGTAATCTTAATTTCTTTCTCCATATTACCTATACCATATAACTGTGTTTCAGTATAAAAGAATGATTTTATTCTATAGGTAGTATCTACAATATCTGCTACAATTTTTTCTGCTGTTTCTGTTCCTACTCCAGTATTAGCAGCTTCTCTAATAAAATCTCTACTTCTTTGCAAGCTTGAAAAAATACCTTGGTAATCCATTAACTTATCATGCATAAGATATGGACTAGTATCCATAATTTCTTTTAAGTTAATCTCTGTTTCTATATGTGTATTCCAAAAATCTTTTAATCCAAAACGTTTAAATAGTTTATCACCTTTAACTAATTCTCTTAATTTTTGTACATACAATCTAGCAACATCTAATTCACTTCTACCGCTTTCTGCTTGATTTTTTAATGCTGCTTCATTGTAATAAAACTTATATGGATTAATAAAAAAGTCAGGTGTTCTCATAACAGCTTCTGCTATATTAGAATAAAAAGGTATATCAGTACCCATTTCATTCATGTATTCTTGTGCAACTCTACTATATTCATTAATCTTCAACACACTATTACCACTTACTTTATACATATCTCTATGTACTTTTTCTGTAAGATATAAACCATATGCATTTTCTGTTGTAGCAAAATAATTATTACCTTTCAAAGAAGGAGTGTATATAGTTGTACCATTTACCTCCATAACATCTCCAGTAACTTTAAAATAAGTTTCCCATACTTTGTTAATAATCTTATTATAAAATTCTACCTTTGAAAAATTAGCAGAGTCAGCCATAAGATTAACAATATTAACACTATCTAATTGTAATTGTTTAGAAATCTGTTCTAATGTAACTTTACCAGACTTACCAGGTAGTGTATCGTTTAATCTAATTTGTATTTTACCATCTGATGGTTTTTCATTATATACATAGCTTGTTTCGAATACACCATTACGTTTTACAATTACATCAGCTAAGTTTTGCATACGTGTCATAGCATCTACTATAACACCCATTTGTTGCTTACCACGTCTAGCCATTCTTGCTACTTCTATTCTAGAGTTTACATCTACTAAGTCTGCAAAATTACCAGCGGGTCCTTTGTCTTGAGCTTCAGATATTAAATCTTTAAATATTTGAGTAGGCTTTTCAAAGTTGTATAATACACCATCTTGTAAAAATTCATTATCATATTTCTTAAATGCTTCTCTTATGTTCTTAGACATACCAGAATATACTGAAACAGAGTCAGCATCTTTATCTGCACCGCCTAAATAATAATCATTCTTAGATGTTGTATATATACCAAATCCTTTTCTATCTACAAACCCTGCAAAGTCTAACACTCTTACTCCACCATTACTACTATTAGGAGAACGTACTAACATAAATTGCATAGCAGATGCTAATGCTTCTTTATCTGCTTTATCATACTTAGTTTGAGTAGATGATAATGATTCTTTATATTTACCAAATGCAGACTCTAATGATTGTACACCACCTAAATTATCAGGTAATGCTATCTCATATTCTTTTGCAAAATTTCTACCCATCATAAATGTATTATCATTTAACTCTGGATGTCTTGCAAACGTCTCACTATCTCTTGGTCCCAACTTACCTGAAGTAGAATGCTTTATTTGAGGAGATACAACTCTAGATGTTCTATATCTAGCCAATGATTTATCTACAAACTTTTTAATATTTGGTTGTAATAATATACCAGGATCATAATCTAATCTTGTTAATATATCAGGTATTTCATAAACTTCTAACCCCATTAATCTTTGTGCTACTTCATCTGTACTCTCTGTTATTAACTCTCTATAATCTTCACGACCCCTATTCAATATCTTATCTATTACTTTACGTGACAAAGGACTAGTAATATCTTTATATAAAACATTATTTATACTCTCAATACTAATATCGTTTATATTGAAATCATATGTTTCAGGTAGTTTATATTGTCTATCTTGTAAAGACTGCTGTGCTATCTGATCAAACTCTGCTGTTCTGTTTGGATCACCATTATAAGAATCTTCTACTAACTTACTATAATCATCTTTAACACCTTTAGCTAAGTCTGGTCCAAGTTGTTGTTCATTTATCTTGTCTAATATTTGTTTTTGAAATGGTGCTGGTTGATTACCTTTAAAGTTTTCATATACACCCATGTTTAAATACAATTCATCAGGTCTCATTTTAAATGGTTGTAATATACTATCTACTAACGTCCAAGAATCTGTAGCTTTTACAAACTCTATAGTATGTTCTCTTAATCCTAAACTTGTTTTAGCTGCAGTTTTAGGTACAATAAAATCTATACCATTTTCAAACATAAATTTTTGTTGTGCTTCTGTAGCTCTAAAAGTACCAGTTTTTAATAATATATTACCAATAGGATTCTCTCCATACTCAGGTCCCTTATATCCTACTAACTTTAAAAAACCATTATTAGCAGGTCTAAAGTTTCTAGTTTGTATTGCATCAAATACTTCATGCCTAGCTATTACCGCAGCATCAGTACCAGATTCAGAGTTATTAAACATAGGGTCCTGAAAATCTTTTACCATTATCATATTAAACTTACCAGATTCTCTATTATTAGCAGGATTGTTTTTAGCTTCTGTAGATGTAGTGTTTACATATTCAGCAGCTTCCAATGGTATGTCAGCACCTTGTGATAAGTTTGCATATTTATTAAATTTTTGTACATTAGCATATAAAGGATTGTCTATATATTTTTTAGTAGCAGCAACCATAAGGTCAATACTAAATCCATTTCTAGGGTCATACAATCCAGACTCAATTAATGTATAAAATATATTAGATAAAGTTGCATCATCTTTTACTTTAAACTTTAATCCTTCAACTTCATTTTCTAATCTTCTAAAAAACTCTTGACGATTATTATCTCTTATTGTTTTAGTAAATGCATATCTATGTACAACAAGATTACCGTTATCTTTTGTACCACCATATATATACATACCTTTTTCATCTAAAGATTTAATTAATCTTTTTTGAACTTCTTTTGTAAATTGTTCTTTAATATTAAATGCATTGTCATATATCTTTTTTCTAGAAGGATTTTTAAAATCTAAGGGCCCACCATTTGTTCTATCATAAACAGGTATTTCTTGAATCTCAGCATTTCTACCTAATCTTGCTTTTGTAAATTTTTCAAAATATGATTTTCTTATAAGTAATCTTGCTTCTACTGGATCACCTGCAAAAGTTTTATTCCATTTACTTTGAGGTCTATCTCCACCTAATACTTCACCCTTAAAATCTCTTTCTGGTATCTCACGTATCTCAACAACATCACTAGTTAAATCTATTTCATAGTCTACTCTTCTTGAAAAATTCTTTTTTAGTTTTAAATAACTACCAAGTCTTTGGTTATTAACACCTACATCAGTAAAGAATGTATTAGGTAAACCTTTAAATTCTTTTAATATTGCAGCTTTAGTAGGATTTAATTCATAATTATTTTCTTTTGCTAACTTAGATATATTAACATTAATCTCGTCTAAATTTCTACCAATGTTAAATCCTCTTATATCATTAGCTATTAATTCTAAGTCTCTGTTTTTTATAGCAATCTTAGGTTCATTTAAGTCTGCATTAGATGATATCTCTAGCATTTCATTGTATGCTATATCTATTTTGTTTTGTAACACTTGATTCTTTATAGTATCAGTACTATCAGGTTTTACATTTTCATATTCAGCTGGTCTCTCTTGGACTCTAATATCTATATCAGTAGGACCTTGTAAATCTTGTACTGCTCTATCTTGTTTAACTTGTTTAAATACTTGTTCAAACTGTGGTTGTGTAAGTTGATTAATATCAAAACCTAATTTTTCTACAGCCTTTGCTATCTCAGGTATTTGTTGTAAGTCTCCCATAAGAGGAGCATGCATATTAAATTTTTGTGCAACTACTTTAGCTATATAAGTTTCTACATAACCTTGGTCACTTTTACTTAATGCTTGAAACTCAGGATCTTGTCTTGCTACATCTATAGCTTCTTGTTCTGTCATACCAAGTCTATAGTTCTTATAATCATTCTTCATTATAAACTTAGTTCTTGCAGCAAATCCAGCTGACTTGGTAGTAGCACCAAAGAATGCACCTAACATATATTCATATACTTGTTCTGCTACAGGTAATCCTTGTGCAGTAGACATACCACCCTGGGCAATAGAACCTAATGTACCACGTACAATCATATTCAATCCTTCAGTTTTAGCTGCATCTTTAGATACTTCGGTTGCTACCTGACGTATAGTATCTTGACCTAACTTTCTAGTCTTAGGATTTTCTAATAATCTACCTACATTAACATAATTACCTATAGTACCAAACAAAGCACCAGCAGCAGCACCATGCATACCAGAATCTATCATACCCTTAGGTCCGTCTTTCCATGCTGATACACCCAATGCTACACCAAGATGTATACCTTGCTCTCCTATATTTCTTAATTTAGGACTAGCAAATATACCTTTAGATAAATAACCACCTGCAGTTAGTCCTGCACCACCTAAGAAATTTTTAGATTGTTCTACTACATAATCAGCTACCTTCATTGGTACTGATTGTAATGTAAATGTTTTTGGTCCAACTTTTTTACGTAAGAATCCTGGAGCTTTACTACCTGCTGCTTGTAATGCACCTCTAGTAACAGCACTACCACCTATAGCTGCACGTTTAGCAGCTGCTATTGGTATATACTGTCCCATAGAAAAGAATGATGCAACTACATCAGGAGCAAAACCTATAAGGTGTCCTAATTTATTTGCAATAGATTCAGCAGTAGTATCAGGTTCTTCTGACCAACCTAATGTAGTAAAACCTTCTACTAAACCACTTGTAAATTGATTCATAGTAGAAAGTAGGTTAGCATCGGCAGCTTCTAAATCTCTATTAAATTTTAAATCTACCTTCTTAAACTGTCTTTCTATATAATCAACTTCTTCTTCTGTAAAAGATGTTGGATTAGTTCTATATGCAAGCTCTAAACGATTAAAGTATTCTTGTGGCTCAATTATTTTACCACGCACTAATTGATCTAAATACTTTAATTCAGGATTTTTTATTTTCATTTACAATCCTTAATTATTTTTCTAAGTAATCTATAATACCATTTAAAGTGTTAATCTGCTTTTCAGATTCTTTTACTAACTCAGCTTCATTTCTACCAAAGAATCCAACTATAGCAGAAGTAACTGGTGCTTTTCTTTTTTTATCAAATTGCTGTGTATCTTTTGCCATGTCAATGGAACTTTGTATATTATTTCTAAGTTGTATAAGTTTATTTTTAGTAGCTACAACTGAAACAGCATCTTTACCACCTAGTTCTTTTTGTGCCATAACCTTAGAAATAGCACCAGATTGACTAGTTATTAACTCATCATTTGCATCTACAAAATCTTTAAAATCTCTACGTATAGCACCTGGTGTACCACCACTGAACAATCCTGTACCACCAAAGTAATTTATTTCTTCTGCATCTCTAACTGTATCTAAAGCATCACTTTCAAATGTACCAGTCTCAATCATTTTTTTATTTAATTCACTTAATGATAGTAAACTATTTTGTGTCATTTCTGTTTGCATTTTTAGTCCAGAATTAAATACAGACATACTTGCTTGCATTTTAGCTGCTACTTGTGCAGACATCATTTCTTTTGCTAGTTCTTTAGCATCATCTTTATCTTCACCAGTTTTATCTGCTAATGCACCTGTTGCTGTTGCTAATTGTGCTAAAGCAGCTATCACTTCACTGTTATAAGCCATTTCTAACTCCCCATCATATCTAATACATTAATATTTCTACCACTAAAAGCACTCAATTCTAATAAATTACCTTGAATATCTCTTAGTCTAGACTCTTTTTGTTGGCCTAATTGATACATACCTTGATCCAATCCTAGCTGTGCAGCATCTTGCGACATATCAAATCTAGTTCTTATGTCACGAATTGTTTGCTCACCTGTTCCAGTTCTTAAATTAGTATTGGCCATCATAGATTGAGCATCTCTTATGCTTTGTCCAAAATTCATTACGCCTTGTCTTTGTTGTATATCAAACGCTTCACCAGTAAATAACTTTTGTTGCTCTACATCTTTAACAACATTTTTTGCTGCACCTAATAATAAATTTTCTGATCTAATTGCACGTCTTTTACGTCTACGTCTTTCTCTTTTTGCTCTTCTTCTTGCACCTATGCTAGATATAATACCACCTATTGCTCCAACAGCTCCTAATATAGGATTTACAGCACCTAAAATACTACCTACTGTATTACCTGCATTCATTAATCTAGCACCAAATCTTAATCCAGGACCCTCTGAAACTGGTGCAGACATAGCAGAAAAGTTTGGTACTCCACTTGTTCTAAATTGTAAACCTGTTGTTTCTCCAACACCGCCTCTACCATAAGAACTACCCATACCTGCTCCCATTACAAATCCACCACCAGTAGGAGCTGGACTATTATAACTAGGAGATGATGTATTCCCCATAAAATTAGTTTGCGAGTTAGCAGAATATCTTGGTTTTATTTTTCCATCTAAAAATCCCATACTACTCTCCCTCTTCGTTTATATGTCTTAATAAACCCTGTACACCTGGGCCTCTAATAAAATCTGTTAATTTTAAATCTAATAAATCTAAGTGGTCCAACATTGTCATACGTTCTGCAACCCTCATGGATTCTTTTCTTTTAGCTTTTTTTCTCATTTTGTCTAACTCTTTTATAAAATCTGGATTTGGTGTAGGATCTCCTCCATCACTACCTAATGGCATATTCTGTAAATCTTTCTGTCTTTCAACTTCTGCTACAAAATCTGGATTAGGAGTTGGGTTTCCACCATCGCTTCCTAAAGGCATATCATATTCTTTATTTTTTTCTTGTGCCATTATGCACTCTCCTTAATATTTTCTATTGCTTCTACAAAATCTTTTACTCTCACTGGTGTTTGTTTATACCAACGTGAGTATCTTTCCTCTTCTTTGTTTGCATACATAATTTCATCTATTGCTTTATCGTACTCTCGGTGACACAAAGCATGCCATGCTGCAGGAAATTTTTTATACCATCTAGTACCTAATTGAAAATTAACAGACGTTAATGCAATTTTAAAATCTATATCATGTACATTTAATATTTTACATTGGTCATTACAAGCATCTAAAGATTTTTGTATGTCATTATCATACCATTCTTTTATAATAGATTCTTTCAAAGGAGAATCTACAGGATACAATTCTTTTTCTTCTTTTGATAACAAATGACCTATACCGCCAGTAGGTTTGCCTAATGTGTCTAAATAAACTACATTCTTATATCCTTCACGTAGCTTTATATGGTCATATAACTTCTGTCTAAAACTAATATCTTTTGGTATTATCATCATCTATTACCTAACGGATCAACAACATCAACTGCTACATCTAAATCATCATCTAGCCTGCCTCTTAATTTGTCTGTAAATAATTTTACTGTTGCTCCATATATTTTTTCCATATGTTCTTCAAATCTTTGTTGGTATGCATCCGTATCAAAATCAGATTCAATCTTTTTTCTTTCATCCGTTACCATTTCATTAAAACTTCTAGGGTCGAGTATATTACTAAAAGTTTCTCCAATGTTCATAGCAGTTTGTGCACCTAAAACTCCAGCTGTTGCATCTTGTACGTATGTAATTGGACCTTGTAAAACTCTACCTTCTTCTTTAACTCTCTCTCTTTCATCTGCAGCTCTGAATGCCTGCATAATATTTTGTGCTTCTGTAGCCATTATATTTCTACCTCCTGTAATTCAGTCTTTTTCCATCTATTATTTACTTTTACATATAAAAATTCTTGATTACCTTCTACTACAACTTTCTTATCACCATCTACTCCATCTGTATTTAATGGCCTAATATTTTCTTGCTGTGTAGGTGTAGCATATTGTTGTTTTACTTCTTCTATTTCTAGTTCAATATTGCTTTGTCTACCCACACCATTTAAAATTTTACCTTGTCTGCTAAAAAATCTACTCATCGTGTTAGTTTTTCCCTATATACAATCTGTATATCGTTTACTTCAAAATTCGCATTTGTAGAACCTGTTGTTGTTAATGCTATACCTACCCCCACGCAGTTCTTAAAAGTGTCAGGAAAGGACATTTTCGTTGTTTTAAAGCCACCTGAGGATAATGTTCCGACATCAGTCAATCCTATTTCATTTGCATCTGTCCTTGTACCAAATGCTTGTACTTTAATATTATTACCCTCTTTATAATTAATATATAATGTATTATAATTTTTGTTAGTTGCAGCAGATCCCATATCAAATTCTTTAGACTTATATAACACTTGACCACCATTCTTACTGCTAGGTGTCTTGTCCCATTTAACTAAGTCTATAGTATCTGGATTGCCCATTAAACCTGCTACTGATGACCACCAATATAAATCACCATTATTAAAGTTTACTAAGTTTGTAATATCTCTATTGCCAAACACATTAGATTGTCTCCATGATTCTGACTTCATATCGTAAAACAATATATTACTATTCTTATTAACTATAATTAATTCTTTAGACTTTGGTAAATATGCTATAACATTATTATCATGGTAGTGTGTTGTTGACCAGTTAGCTAATTTAGGTTGTGCATTTTGTGCTAAATTAATATCAATAACTTGTTGTCCATTATAAATATATGCACCATACGTATTAAACCAAGCAACAAAACCTTCCCCCTTAACTACATGATAGTCTTTCTCACAACCTTTATGTTCAAACTCAGCTTCTAAAAACTCTATGCCTCTAGAAACATTTATAATAAATAATTTATTTCTTTTAAATTGTAATAACTTATTACCTAATGATTCTAATTTAATAATAGTATCACCATCTTCTACTTCTACATCTATAAAACTATTTTCTGGAAAAAAATCAAACTGATTTGGTAGTGACTTTAAAACTCTGTCAGACTTAGTTACAAGATTTCTTTTGCTATCATAGTACTGAACATTACCTGCATACACTTTTCTATTCAATACAGTAGAAGTTTTAAATCCTGTGTTAGCTTCACCTATAACAGAAGGACCTTCTATAATATATGGTTCTGCAATAGATAAATCTGTAATACCACTACCTATAAATCTATCTGTATCTAACCAAGCTTCTATTGGCCAAGCCCATTGTTTATCACCTGCTAAAGTATAGTTAAATAAAGACTGATAAGTTTCACTGCCAGCATATCGTAAACCTTTTGCAAAATCTACTTCTGCTAATAAATATTTAACACCAACATTTGTATAATTATCTAATACAGAACCTTCTGTAAATCCATCCATCAATGCATAGTATATTTTAAAACCAGAATATCTAGGATCTTTATCTCCCATACGACCTGTCAATCCAAAATATAGTTTTTGTGCTACATCTGTACTAGTTGCACCAACAGATACATGTTGATATACATTGCCAATATATACTGCAACAGACTCAGATTTATTGCTATCATCTTCATAGTTAGAATATACTTTAGATGCCCACAATCCGTATCTTTTACCTGACTTAGGTTTTATACTAGTATCATCATCTGCATTAACATCATTTCTAAAATATGCTATGACTGCCATAGAGCCTTGCCCAGCTGTAGTATAGTCACTACCACCACTAGCATACCCATCTAATAGATCATGCATTTCTTGTGCTGTCACTTCTACTTTATTTACATGAGAAGATGTTCCCATAGCATAATCGCCACTATTTTGTACATCTAGCATAAATATTTCAGAATCATTATCAGGATGAAAATGTGTCATTTTGTTATAAGCTTTATCTACCTCATACTCTACATTACTATTAGTACCACCTTTTATTGGTGCTACATGTAAATCACTTGATATATAAACATTGTTACGTGAGTTGTTAATTGTAGTCTCTGTTCCTAACAAGCCCATTTTTCTATCAAAGTTATAATAACCTAAAACTTTAGGTTTATTACCTGCATTACCATAATGAGGAATAACTCTTATCTGTCCATCTACTGAATACATTTCTACCAAAGAAGCAGCATTACCATAGTCTATAGTCGTAGCTTCTGCAGTATTATTAGTAACATCGTATATACGAACTATACTATCAGTCTTGTCATTAACAAACAAATACTCAGTTTCATTAATACCAGCTGAACCAAAATTTCTATCTAGGTTTGTGTGCAACAATCCATTACCATAGTTCAAAGCATCTATAGAAGTAACATCGTTAGAGCTAATAGATTGACCATCAGCTTTACCTTCCATAACTAATTTACCTGGTATTTCATTAGATATATTTAACATTACTTGTGATTCTATATCTAATATATCTCTACGATTTGTATTATTATTTAAACCACCCGTAAAATTTGCAATATTTTTAATTAACTTTGGCACTTGCTTTCCTCAATTTAGTACAAAGTATATTACCTCTAGTAATATCATTCATATTTATAACCTTAACTTTTTTCTTTGATTTTGTTTTAAGATTATACTTACGCCTGCTATCACTAATAGACTTGCCTTTAAACTCTTGTCCTTTACCAGTTTCTGTATTATACATTCCCATCTATTATTTCGCCCCACACAGATGTTTTACCATCTATTATTTCTACTACCTCTACTTTAAACTCACCATTATTATACCAATCAACTATAGCAAATGCATGAGCCCAGTTATGTAATCTACCTTTTAACCACTTATTGCTTTCATGAGACATATCTTTTAAACATCCCATAGCCCAAGCAGCTATATTTCCATTTAATTTTGTTAATGTATGTCTTTGCAAATCATGCGTATGTCCATACATTACATTTTCTCCATAGGTTTCTAAATGTTTTTTTGCATGATATGTTGTAGCAAATGCTCCATGAAAAAATGTTAGCTTGCCTATTTGTATCGGTAAATTATACTCAGTATATTTATAACCACGTTCTTTTATTTTACACGCTTTGAAAAAATTATAATTACTGAGATAAGGATATTTATTAGAAAAATTATCCAACCAGAGATCATGGTTACCTTGTAATAAATATTTCTTTTTACATCCAACCTCTTTAAGAACCTTGTCCCAAACATCTAATCCTTCATTTACCAATCTTATATCTTCATTAACTATAGGTAATTGAAACTCAAGTGGTGGTAATTTTTTATCTTTATATTTCCATGCAGATACAGACTCCCACTCCCCAACATCTCCTAGATTAACAAATACATCTGGTTTTATTTTTTGTATAGCTTTCACTACACAGTTAACTGCAGCTTTATCTTCTAACGGATAATGCTGGTCTGGTATTATTATACCACGTTGCTTAAGTTTCAATGGTACCTCCTATTTTTTAGCTAAAGCTTTTTTAACTTCAGCCCATAATTTGTCATCAAGTTTATTAGATGATTTAGCTACTAACCAATCACCTAAATGCATGATAACTGCTTTAATTAGTTTTTCTGTTCCTAAGCTAGTTAGAACTTTACCTAATATTGGTCCCATTATTTTTTCTCCTCACAGTTTATATCGCAAGCTTCAAGACCTTTCATGTATCCTTGATGCTCAATGATCATTTGTTTTACTTCTCCTAGTCTAGCATTACCTTCTTGAATTTGTCCAGCAAGTTCATTGTGTTGCTCTACTAGTGATTCCATTTTATTTTCTGCTTCTTTTTTAAGGTCGACTTTTTCTTTAGCCATTGTTTCTCCTTATCGTTTTCTCTTTGGTAATACCTCTTTACTTATTTTGTAAATATCATTTGCTGTAGATAAATTAATAGCTGCTTTTGCTGCCAATCCAACACCTAAACCTACTGGTCCAAGAGCCATAACTGCAGTAGAACCTGCTCTAGCTGCCATTCTTAAACCTTGTTTAATAGCTGCTTTACGTGCTATTGGATTAGCTGCCTTACCAGCTCTTTTAACAACATTAGCTGTTCTTGCATCTTTTATTTTTTGAGGTTGATTAGATGCTTGTATTTTAGAAATATCTCTTTCAGCTCTGTCTGTAATTGATTTAACTTGTCTTCTTACTTTAGGACTTCTAGTATCATGAGTTTCTAAAACCTTAGTTGTATCTTTTACTTTAGAACCTCTACCAACTTTTGTTTTAATTTCTTTAAACTGTGGTTTCATTTGTTTTGTTTTAGGATCCATTTTTGTAGTACCAGTATCAATTAAAGTTGTTTTAACAACTGACTTTCTAGGTTGCGTTGTTACTTTAATAACATTTTTTTCCATTTGTTTTTTCAAGTTTACAGCATTAGGACTTTTACCTTTTTTATTAAAATATCCTTCACCTATTTTACCACCAATAGGATTTTTAAATTCTGGTTGTCCATACATTGCTAAAGTATTTGTACCTCCAGGTATCTTTACTCGTGACGGTATTCCTCTTTTACCAGCTTCACCAACAAAAGCTCTAGTCTTTGACACAGGTTGCATAGCTTCACTCAAACCTTGTTGAGCTGCCTTAGTCATATCTTTACCCAAACCTTTAGTTAAGTTTTTAGCTTTTGTTTTAAGTCCAGTTTTAATTTTACCAGGAGCTGCTTTTGCTTTTTTTACAGCAGTAGGTATACCTTTAACTACATTAGGTATTTTAGTAACACCAAATCCAGTACTTACAGCACTATATCCAGCCTTACCTAATCCATATAGTCCTCTACCAGCAGCAGGTATTCCTTTAGTAACAAGAACTTTACCACCAGCTATAGCTGCTCCACCTACAACAACACCACCAGCTACCTTACCACCTTCTGTAACCAAGGTTTTAAGAAAGCCTTTCTTTTTTTGTTTATCTCCGTTGAATAACATAATCCTACCTCTCTCTATTTATTATTTTCTTAATGCTCTATTAGTTCTTCTTACTTTTCTAGCAGCTTTTCTCACTTTTCTTCTTGCCATACGACCTGATTTAGAAAGATCACTTTTTTGTCTAATAGTTTTTTTCATACCTCTAACAGTCTTACGTGTTCCTTTTTTACTAACTTCTTTTTTAGTTTTAGTGCTAAACTTTTTACCATTATGCATAAAATTAGCTTTACCTGCATTCCTTGCATTTCTAAATTTTTCACCAAATGTCAAAGGTTTCTTCTTTGGTGCTTTTGCCATTGCCATTGTTATCTCCTAACAGTTTTTAATTGTAATATAGTTATTATTTTATTTCTTTCCTAATACTTTCTAATACAGTTCTTTCATCAAACTTCATTGAAATTCCTGGTTCAAATCTTTTTACTTCCTTACCATTTTCAAATATAATAATAGTAGGAACTACTTTTATATTCCATTCACTTTGTATTACTGCACCTATCGTTTTATTAGATAGATCTACTTCTGCTAAATAACAATCTTCAAGCTTGTTAATATTTAATCTATTTTTGTAATTCCAAGAAGCATTTACTTGTACCACAGCACAATCTTCTTGGCTCATAAGTTGTATAGATTGAAAACTATCTAAATTAACTGATTGCGAGTGCAACCAAGAAAAAGATAGTCCAAACCATAAACATAATGATAACATTGTTTTGTTCATTATCTAACCTCATTTATTATTCATATCGATAAGTGTTTGAGTAATAGCTTTTGTATCTTCTTTAATATCGTCTACTTTCTCTTCTAACTTATCTACTTTGTTTTCAGTATTTAATATTGAATCACGAACCATCTGATCTTTCAAATCATACTCCATACGTGAAACCTCTGGTTCAGGTAGTCTTTTAGCTTCTTCTATATCAGCTTGTAAAGAATACCATAAACCGATAACCATACCTATAGTTACAGCAATACTGACTGCTGTTTCTATAGACAATGTAAATTTACTATCTTTACCTATTTCCATCATTGTCCCCTATTTATTAAAGATTATTGTCCAGGTCCACCACCTGCTACATGGAATCCACCGATTGCATGACTCATGTGATGTGGTGTATTTAATATAGCAACTCTATGTGA